GATCTAAGCTACCCCCCAGCTTGGTTTACTGATCTAACCATCATGCTCGAGAAAGACTTCTTCCTCTGCACCATGGATAAATGGGCTGAATCGCCAATTCGCGTTGGTATTCCCCTTCCACAGGGTTGGCCCTTCCTAGTGCACACCTTGCTGCGGTATGCACGCCCGAACTTCACTACTCAGTTTGCTGAGTGGGACGCCAAACAGTTCGACCGATCACACCCGATCGAGATCACCATAAGTTGGCACGAGCTCATGAATTTGAAGCACGCCTTTGATAGCGTTGAGATGGACGATGACCTTCGTGCCCTACTCCGCTATGTCAACTTCTGGTCCTGCTTTCGTCTCGTACATTTGCCTGACGGGAGAGTTGTTCTTGTTTATGCCGGAATCTACTCTGGCGACGTATCCACCACTAATAAAAACTCGTACTTTCATATTGTGCGACTTGCCCTCTGCTGGTGCTATATTTTTGGCACCATCGAAGGTTTCAAGCAATTCGTGCGCATGTCTGGACTTTCTGTTTTTGGTGATGACGGTGTGTGTGCTGCGCACAACCCGCGAGACCTTTTCTTCCTCCAGAAACTGCCACAGGCGTGGGAACACCTGTTTGGCGCTGAACTCATCCTTCACATAAGCCCACAGATTTCTGAGGTATCTTTTTTGGGAAAACGGTCTTTGGGAGATGACTCCTGGTCCCGAAATGTTCCTGTCTCCTCTGATTTGGATAGGCAGATCGCTTCGCTGGTTCATAAAACCAAGTCGGGGCGGACCCCTGTCCAGCGACTCAGTAAGCTGGTAGCCCACCGGCAGCTGTTAGCAGGTTATGCTTACACCGCACCATGCGCTGTGACTGAATTAACCTTGTCGAGGAATGCTCGCGGCCGTGAAGACCTTGTCAAGCTTGACGCCGCAATTAAGGACCACATTGCCCTCTACTCTGATAAGTATGAGGGTGACTACTCTTGGTTTGCCTTGGAATATCTCGCGACGATCCCGCCGAAGGAGCTGTTTGCTCTGTTGATGGTTGGTAGTGAGACTCCTTTCCCTGAGTAAGCCACCCCCGTGCGGCAGCACGTTAAACATGCGCCACAGTCTCGTGAGACTATAACACACGGCCAGGTTAGGCGGGTCAACGCTGCGCGCGGCCCCGCTGCCAATGCCCTGTACAGAGCGTTTAAGACAAACATGTCTGCCCAACAACCTGGAAAGAAGAAGGTTAAAAACCAAAAGAAGGCACCGAAAAAGGTGAAGAGTGGCAACGTGACGCAGGCTCTCAAGACTGCGAACATTGTTGCCGCTGCGAGTCAGGCAATGATGCCTGGCGCCGGTCCAAACCCTGGCGTTAAAACTCGCGGGCCAACAAGCTATTCGAGCGCAACTCTTGCGCATACAATGGCTTTGCTCAACCCGTGGGACTCGAAGTATAATGGCGCGAAAGTGCCATCTGATTGCCCCATTGACAGTGCAGTGTTCCGTACACATGAACTGATCGTGGCTGGCTGTCCACCCCTCTTCCCCAACGATGCTCCCCAATACTCCCCACCCAACATGGGGTTCAATGGCTTTGGTGGCTTTGTTATGCGCCCCAACGCTCTTGGACGGCAGTACCAGTACACCGCTGGCACTGACTTTCTGGGATTTAACAATGGTGATGGCCCAGGTCTTGTTGCTGTTTCTGAGTCTGGTTCTGGACAGTCTCTAGTCCTCAACATGTTCTCTAACAACACAACAAACACCACGGCCGTGCCAGTTGCTCCCACCGACAGGAGTGGCGCTGCGTGGATCTCGCCAATGGCAATGTCCGACATCCAGCTGCTTGGCTCTAAGTATCGCGTTACCTCTGCAGGCCTCAAGGCTACATACATTGGTCCCGAGATCACAGAGTCCGGACAGTTGGCTATGGGCGTCGTTCCGTACGACAAGCTCTTCACGCAAGACATCCAGTATGACACTGGTGCCGACACCTTCCCCTACACGACAATAAACTGGCAACAGTTTGTTAATTTCAAGGACGTCGTGGTGGTCCCCGCTGCTTCAGGCGGTCACATGCGGTACATGCCGCTTGACACTCGTGCATACGAGTGGAAAGAGACCATTTTGTCCTTCCAATTGCCCCTGCTCGATGGAGCTGTCCCAAGTGCAATGCAAACGTGCACTACTGGCACACTCCGCTCCATGGTTCGCCGCAAGGGCTTCCGCAAGGAAGCCCAGGCTCTCGCGCGCAAGCGCGGGCTGGAACTTGACATCCGCAAGGATGGCACTGTTTCAGTTGGCACTGCGGCAACGATCACCAAGGAAATCGACAAAAATGGCCGGGTCATCAACCGCCGTGTCACTATTGGCACGGATGGAGGTGGCCCTAAGCCTCCCCCCCCTGGCCCCAGCCCACCAGTTGAACTCGGTGCTCCTCTTGAGGAGTACTTGATCATCCCGTGGTTCCATGGTGCCATCGATGAGCTCCAGGCTGATGGACAACCCCAACCGGAGGATACACCAGCAGGCGACGCGCAAGTGTTCGTCCAGGCAGTTTTTGCCGCGCTGGCCTCAAGTGGCCTAGCCACCGGTGGGCTTGAACCTACCTTTGACAACGTCAATGGTATCCTGAACCTCTACCAAGACACCAATTGGTCAGAAGCTGAGGACCTTATGGTTATGATGTGGAACAACGTCGCACCTGCCGACGCGATCTTGAACGGTGCCGCTGCAAACAACTGGGCTGGCAATATTTTCCAGATTGACAAGTATGTGAATTATGAAGTGATTCTTGACTTGAACTCTCTCGATATTGGTGCCATGCCCCCTTCTGCCGGCACTATCGGTTCCTCCTCTCTCTCAACGACCCTGGCCAAGGCGATCGCCCCCGTCGCTGGCAGTTCTCCAACACCCCCTGCTTCACAGAGCTGGCTTGACAAAGCTGGCGCCTGGCTTTCCAACGCAAAAGATAAGATTGAACCCTGGATCTCTGCGGGAAGCAAGGCGTGGACTGTCGCGTCGACGATTGCCGACGTGCTTGGTATGCTCTAAACCCTTGCTGGGTGCGGTAAGCACCCTTGTGGCTGGTATGCCACAGCAGGCTTATCACCTGCACTGCCCTTTTTTTATTTGGGCGCTGTGTGTGACGAAAGGCACACAGGACGCTGGCAAGGCGTTTGTGTTTAGAAAAGACAGAATTTTCCATAATAGTTGGGCAACTATTGTGCGCGGTCTGGTGCGACCTTAAACACACCGGCTGGGTGGCCCAGTTTTGCTGTAATTGAGTTCGCTCTTACAGCACGTTTTCCTGGTTTTTGCAAAACTTGTGGCCCTTCTGATGTACGTGGGAGGGTTCGGCTCCCGCCTATTTTTGGTTATCTCCTGGCATTAACCCCAGAGAGTGTGGTGTCCCC